TTACAAGTACCTGAAGCCGTAGTATACCACAATACTGTAGGTCAAGAAACAATAGTTTTCAAGAGCTTAAATTTCGGAAGTTTAAATGCTAAAGTAGCAGAATACTTACAGATAATAGCTAAAGATGCTGGTGCTCAAGATGCTGATAATGTATCTGAAACAGTTTTAAAAGAAATAAAGAATCGAAAGTATGATAGAGGTCACGTGTATGGGTGGGCTAATACTTTACTACAACGAACAAAAGGCAGTATAGGCGAAGCATTAAAAGATCCTAGACGCCAAGTACCTACAGTACAAGTTGACAAAGAATTAAAAGCGCTAAATGAATTTATAGATACGCTACTAGATATTGTAGAAGAGTATGATGAAGTTACTAGTGATATTAAAGGTTTAAAAGCAAAAACTTTTGCCAAATATCGTAAAACTGATTCTAGTTGGCTCATTGAGTGGCAAATCAGCACTGAACAACAGCTAGCAGGCGGTCGTGTAGGTAGAGTAGCAGGTAAACAAGATACCGGTATTCGCGGGTTCTTGAAATCCGTAGGATATAGCAATCAAAGTTTAATTGAAAAAGCTCTTGATAGTATGGTCGAGGGTTTTGTAAAAGAAGGTTTAGTATCCGAAGGCTCTCAAAGCTTAGTAGAACTAGAATCTTCTCCTGCTATTGTAAAACTAATAGAAGACAGATTAGTCGCTACTATTAGTGGTAAGAAACGAAAATTAAAAAGCGAGTATACAGGAACAATAGGTGGATTGCCTCAGTTAACTGTTAGAAACGTTGTAGGTGCTGCCAAAGCTAAAGCAGATATTCAAAGAGCTAAAACAGAATTAAAAAGCCTAAAACAAAAAGTTACTAAGGCAAAAAGAGAAGTACAGAAACAAGTACTGCCAAAAACAGTAAACCTAGTAAATCTACTTGCTATTTTAAACTCGCAGATACAAGACGTAGTTAGCGCAAATATGGGTGACGGAACTAGAAAAGACATACTTAACTATAGAAGTGGCAGATTTGCTAGTACAGTTAATGTTGATCACTTAACCCAAAACCGAGACGGTTTAATAAGTGTATTCTATAGTTATATGAAAAACCCATATGCAACATTTAGTGCTGGTGGTAAACAAGAGAGACCAAAAACCCGAGATCCTAAACTTCTTATTGGTAAGTCTATTAGAGATATTGCCTCACAGGTAGTTGCTAACCAATTAAGGGCTATATCAATATGAGCAAACGAAACAGTATAGCAAAAGCACTTGCAGAAAAATTAAAAACAATTGATGGTACTGGTCCTTATACTTCAAACTTATACAACAACAGTTACGCAAAGCTAAAGTTCTGGGACGAGATTCAAGATTTTCCAGCAGTGTACATAGTACCTGGCACAGAAATTCGTGAATATCATCCAGCTGATTTTGCTTGGTGCTTTTTAAACTTGTCGTTAAAAGTCTATGTAAAAGATCAGGAAGATCCTCAGTTCGAACTAGAAACCCTATTACACGATTTAGAGAATTGTATCCATAATAATCGCGTATTAGTCTATGACCAAGCTAACAGCTTGGAAACGACCGAAATACTAATTCAGTCGATAATGACCGACGAAGGGCTACTAGTTCCTTATGGTGTCGGAGAGATTAACCTACAAGTGCGATATGCACTACAATAACGTTACCGGCACCAAAACAGATAAATGTCTAGTAGGTGTGCCTTACGTTTCAACCTCAAGGAAATAAAATATGGCATTTAATTTAATTCGTAATAGTCGCGTATTTTACACAAGCAATGTAGATGCAACTACAGGTGCAGTTAAAACTTCGGGATTCAGTACGGCTAATACCCGTGAAATTCAAGTTTTGGAAGGTTTTTCATTCAGCCAAAACACTACTTCAGAAACAGTCACATTAAACGAAGCCGGTGCTGCACCAGTTCGTGGACAGCGTAGTTTTAATACTGCACTAGATCCAGCTGACTTTTCTTTTACAACATACATGCGCCCACAAGACGGTGGTACAAACATTACTGCTGAAGAATGTGTTCTTTGGAACGCAATGTTCTCTGCTACTGAAGTAGGTACTACAGGTACGCTGCACCAAGCTGGCGCCTTTGTTCCAGGTCAAAACTACACTATTGTGTCCCTTGATAACAGTGCAGGTGGAGCAGCCACTAGTTTTACATCTATTGGTGCATCAGCAAATACTGTTGGTATTAGATTTACTGCAACAGGTGTAGGAACTGGAACAGGTAGTGCGCGAGTAACTACTCAAGCTTGGGTAGACGGTCCAGTTACAGCAAATCTTATAGTAGCTAATTCAGATAAACACCAACTGCTTGCTTTTGGTATGATTATTGTTGTTGACGAAACTACTTTTGTTATTGACAACTGCGTTTTAAACACAGCTACTATTGACTTTGGTTTAGATGCCATTGCTTCAGTACAGTGGGCAGGACAAGGCGGTACCTTACGTCAGATCACTTCGCCAACTATTGGAAGCGGAACATTATCTGGATCTGTAAACGGAAACTTCTTACAAAAAGTTACAACCTGCCCTTATATTGCTAACAAACTAAGCATTGTTACATTAGACGAAAGTATTGGAGCTGGCGGTACAGCATACACAGTGCCAATTACTGGAGGCAGCTTAACAATTTCAAACAATGTTACTTATCTAACCCCTGCTAACTTAGCAACTGTTAACAAGCCTGTTACTTATTTTACAAGCACCCGTGCTATTAGTGGTAGCTTAAACGCTTACTTGCGTACAGGTACTGGATTTACTGCTGATTTGATGCAAACAATGTTGACTAATTCAGCAACTGCTGTTAGTCCAGCGTTCTACATGAAGATCTCTATTGGTGGTACTGGTACTACTAAAGTTGACTTTGAAATGCCTGCAGTTGTGTTAACAATTCCAACAGTTAATGCTGAGCAAGTTGTTTCAACAACTATTAACTTTACTGCTCAAGGTTCTACAAGCAGTGCCTTTGATATTGGAGCAGCTAACGAATTATCGATAGCTTACACAACTCCTAACGTTTAATAACTTAAACTGATCTGGGCTAAGCATGGTGCTTAGCCCATTGTATTCACAAATAATAAAAATATGTCTGAAATTTCTTTAAAATCCCTTTTAGTTCCTAGTAAATCTGTTGAAGTTGAATATCCTGGCATGCCTGATTTCAAAGTTAACCTTGCGTTCTTAAGTCGTGAAACACTACTTAACATTCGTAAGAAGTCAACAAAAACTTCTTTTAAAAATCGTCAAGCTTCTGAAGAGTTTAACGAAGACTTGTTCTTACAACTTTATGTTGAAGCTGCAGTTAAAGGTTGGTCAGGACTTAAGATGTCTTATCTTGAACAATTAGCGCCTGTTGATTTAACAGGACAAAAACCAGATGATGAACTAGGGTTTACACCCGAAAATGCACTGTACTTGATGAAAAACTCAAGTAATTTTGATGGCTTCATTAGCGAACAGGTCTCAGACTTGGGAAACTTTTCGAAGAGCAACTAAGTCACGTTACTAAGTTGCTGACAAACTATATGCAAAACAGCAGCGTTGCAATGTCAAAAGAAGCATACTTTGAAATGTGTGAGGCTTTAGGCAACGAACCTGCAGAGGATGAAATTCCTGTTGAGTTTGAAGATTTTCCGCTGGAAGTTCAACAAGCATTAATTGCATATAGGATGCTTCGAGATGAGTGGGATTCGATGAACGGCATTTATTTAGGTAAATCGTTAATTGGTATCACTGAAGTTTTAGAAGCTACAGAAATTGATCAAGAAGATAGAAAGTTTATAACTATGCTTGTTCGCACTATAGATAGTGTAAGAATACAAGAGATCAACAATAAACAAAAACTCGAAAAGCCCGCTAAGTAATTTAGTGGGCTTTTTTATGCTTTAAAATTTTATGTATTGACAAGTTTGACCATATGTGCTATAATGGTCCTAATGAAAAATATCTAATTTTTTAATATGCCACTTAACCAGTATAGGAGGGGGCTTAATGTCAAAAATAACTGTAGGCTTTGAGCTGAAAGACGCAACAAAGTCGGTTGACGGGGTAGATGCTTCTGGCAAACGCCTAAATAAAACACTTGAACGTACTCAAGAGTTGATGAAGGGTACCAAAGGCGGAGGCGGAACAAGATCTGCTGCTGCTGCGTTTGGTCAAACTGAATATAATACAGCTCGTGGAACTGTAGGAACAGGTGCAAGTGGTCGTGACTTTGCAAAGCAGTCGCGTGAACTAGACGGCTTAGTTCGTTTATACGCTGTGTACGCTGCTAACATCTTTGCTGCAGGTGCTGCTTTCCGCGCACTTAGCGAAGCTATGAACACCACAAACATGATCCAAGGTTTAAACCAACTAGGTGCTGCCAGCGGTGTAGCAATGGGCGGTTTAGCAAAACGTTTTTCAGAAGCTAGTGGCGGAGCCATTAGCTTACGTGAATCTATGGAAGCAA